GTGAGACGGACAAGCGATCTGTTGTTCTTGCGATTGGCCTCAGTCAGCTTGCGGATTGCGGCCACGATCAGCCGATCTCTCAGCTTTTCTCCGGGTTCTACTGCGATAGGTTCGCCGATAGCACAGCCAACAGGCCAGCCATCTTTAAGCCGCTTAATGATCGTTGCAGGGGGAATGCCATAGTCCAGCGCCCAATCGGTGATTGATTGAGTTGTGCCTTGATAAGTTAGCATAGAATCAGGGTTGTAGCTCATCCGCAGCGCTCCATACTGGTGCGCAAGATTCCTGCCCCATCCGGGAAAGACAGCAGGTCGAATAAGAGGGAAATGTAGACTTGGATTTTACTACGATTGGTGCGGCGCTTGGTTTGGTGTCCACTGCGACGGGCGCGACAAGCAACGCCGTGGCTTTGGCGGAAAAGATCAAAAACTTGGTTGGCAGTGGCGACGCCAAAGATTCCAGCGAAGCGGTTCAGCTTCTGGGCACGTTGGCCAATGAACTCACCAGTGCCAACATAATGAACCTTGAGCTTAGCAAGAACCTGAAAGCGCTCAGTCAAGAACTGCAGCGGCATGACGAGTTTGAAAAAGAAAAAGCGCGTTACGAATTGTTTGAAACGCCTCAGAATGATTTTGTATACCGCCTGCGCGACGAATTGGCCAACGGAGAGCCAACTCATTTCATTTGCCCTGTATGCTTGAAGCGGGACAAACTCGTTAGTTTCCTTGTTGGGCGCTACAGCAGACAGTGCCAAACGGATCATCGTCATTCCTATAGTTTTGATCCAATGCCACCACGTCAACGTGTCGGTCCCATGGTGGTTTGAAGGTTGTTAGATTCCTGCCGTTGCTTGTGGCGGCTGTGACAAGACGCGCATAGCGGCTGCCAGTTTGAGCGATCCCAGAACAGGCGCATGTCGCCACGATGAGCGATGATGTGATCAACCAGAGTGGCCTTGGCTCCACAGCCGGGCCATGCACAGCGATCATTGATCTTGAGGAAAGCGTCACGAGCTGCGCGCCATTTGCTGCCGTAGCCTCGTGCCGATGCAGACGGGCGGCGTGCGTCATGGCGCTTGTTCCGGGCACGAGTGCGCGCAACCTGACAAGCGCAGCGCTCGCCATGCGGGACAATGTTGCCACACGTGCAGATATGAGGCGGGCGGGGCATTAGATCACCAGAGCAATGTGAATGATGCGTCTTCAGGGACGAGCGAACTACCCGTCTCATGGATGCGCTTCGGGCGTATCCGGTGGATGATACCCGGCAGCAACCGCAAGGTGACAGCATTGCCGTTCTGCAATGTCATGCGGACGGGAAGCGGGGTTTCCCAATGGCTGTTCAAGACAAGCGCACCGGGAATGACCGGCAGGTCATTATTGTCATCTGCCAGCACTTCGACCGCGTTTTCATACGGTCCGTCAGGCGATTGGCCGTAGCCGGAATACGGGTCAATAGTCGGCATCAGATCATTTGTCCTTCTCGTATTGTGGTGAGTGCGCGCAGGCTATCCAGCCCGGCGCGGTCAAACTCAGGGTCAAAGCCGTTCTGAACGTTCTCTTGGCGCTGTTCTTCGGTCGGACCGGGCTGTTCTTCTTCGGGGGCACCGTGGATTGCCATGAGCTTGCTCATATGGGCTTCAAAGGCGTCTGTGATTTCTTGGGGTGTCGCATTCCATACGGCCTCTGGCGGCCAGCCCATCCAGCCGGTCGCGTAACCGTAGAGCTGCTTGAACAGATCAGCCCAAGGCAGTGGATTGGTGCTGGTCGATTTGGTTTCGCCATCGTCTGCACTGGTCGGGAACAGAGCTGTGACAAACTCAAACAACGGTGCAATAGCCGATTTGGCGAACCCGGACAGGGTTTGCGTCGCGATATACCCAAACAGGGCATCAGTGGCCGTCCTGCCAGCACCGACGACGATAACTTGCCAGACTGTGAACGTGTCGAATTCTTCCAGCTTGCGTAGCAGCTCGGGAAAACCACCGTGCAGCCGTTCAAGGTGCATGGCAGCCCGCAATGACGGGCGCAGGAATACGGTGTGACCACCGTATTCCAATGTAATTGCGTCATATGCGAGCTGCGGTTTCATGGTTGGCTTAGGCAGCCATTTTCAGCTTGTGGAACGCAGCGGGCAGAACCACACCGGCACCAGTCCGGCGGCGGGCATGATACCGAACCAGACCGTTGATGCGCTGGGTGTAAGGATCACTCAGCACGGCCAGCGACAGGCGGTCATAGATGCGGTAGCCGCGCTTGAAGTCGCCAAAGATGATCGGCTCTGCATCCGCGCCAACGTCCGGCATGTCCACAGCTTCGATAACCGGGCGGCCAAGGATCGTTTCGGGCTGGCCTGCCTGATAGGACGGTTGCCACAGATAATTGCCGTGACCGTCTTTCAGAGTGCGGATAGCGGCCAGCGTCTGGGCATTCATCACCCACGAACCCTTGTTCCGATAAGTGGCCGGCAGGGCATACATCAGGGCAATCAGCTCATCGGGCGAGATTGCCGAATTGCTGGTCGCAACGGTGTCGGTAATATTGGCGTCTGCCATGAAACCGGCAGGCTCAAGGGCAGTGTTGCCATTGACGTAGGACAGGTTCTCTTTCTGCGCAAAGTCTTCAGCCAGAGCGAGATTCACTTCGCTCAGAACGTTGTCGCTGTCTTCGGCAAGCTGCAGCGAGATATCAACGTAGGTCGCAATTTCGTTGATTGAGATTTTCGATTGTCCGAAAGTCGGTTCGCTGCCGGTCCGGGTGGTGGTCTCGTCAACCCATACAGCATTCGTGATGCCGGTCCGTTTCGGCAGGATGACGCTACCGCGTGCAGTGGTGCGAACATCAGCGATGGAGCGGACAGGGCTGAATTCGACCAGATTGCGGATGAATTCAGACTGCACGTCTTCCGGTGCCAGAATGTGGTCGGAGGTGTCGCTTGCGGTGGTCAGGGATTTCTTTTCGCCGGTGGAAAGATAGGCTGTGAAGGCCTTCACTTCGGTGCCGCCCATGACGTGGTTTGCCGGGCCGGTGATCTGAGGTCGGTTGCCTTTGGCTTCCAGTTTGTCCAGGCGGGCAATCACCTTATCGAATGACTTGGTGTCGATCTGGGGCACCTGCGGCGTATTGTTGGCCGGGGTTACAGCCTTCTGCTCGGTCTCGATTTCTTCGTTTTCCAATTTGGGGGTCTCCATAGAGGGGGTCTGAGGGTCATCCGATTTGATGGACGTGATCTGTGCGCCCGGATGACAGGGGACGGCGACAACAGAGATTTCGTGAAGGTGGGCAGCGGTGATGGTGCGGCCCTTGGCATGGCGTTTGTGTTGTTTGGTGACAAAGCCAATGGACAGGCCGGAAATGGCCTTGCTGCGGATCATAGCGCGCACTTCACGGGCACGCTCAACGTCATCCACCAACATGCGACCTTTGACTGTTAGACCTTCATTGGTTTCTGCGATCTGATCCCAGACGCCGATTACCTGCGTCTGATCGTGAGCAAACAGCATTGGCAGGTTTTCAGGGGATGTGATCGCACCCTTTTCGATCACATCCCCAACCCGGTCAGCAGAGCCAAACGGCCATGCAATTCCGGTAATCTCGCCTGCATCAGTGACTTCGAATGCGGCTTTGATCTCAATTCGGTCGGTCATGCGGCAGCCTCATTTAGAGCCGCTGTAAGGTCGCCTGCATGGGCTGCGTCGATGGTGTCAGGTTTTCCACCCCAGCGCGCATCCAGAATGTCCAGCGCCAGCGGATAAAGATCATCAATCGGAGTGTTCCGGGCGTAGGTGTCTGTGAGTTGTGCAGCGCGTTCCGGTTTGGTGCCGCCACCGATCAGACCAAGCCGGATGATCTCGATCAGGTCAGCCAGTTTGAACTGCATGTTCACAGCGCGCAGATAGAAAGCGCCAATGCCAAGATCGGCAAGGCGCTCAAGCTCAGTGATCATGTCATCGGTCAGGGCGAACGTGTATTCGCCATCGCCGAAAAAGGCGGTGTGGGTCAGGTTCATTCAGCCTGTTCCTTCTGGGTCGTTGTATAGGGATTGCTCAGCTCGTCACCGCCTTCACGGGGCGGCAGATTGAGGCCAGCGCGAACGTCATTCGCAGATAGAACGCCCATGCTGCGATACTGACCATAGGCAGTGGCACGGGCGGCTGTGTCGGTGGTCAGTAGATCGTCGGTGACGGCTTCAAAGTAAGCGTCGTCTTGTTCTTCAAGCGTCAGCAGGCATTGAGCATAGGCGTCCGTCCAATCCTTCAGCCACGGTTTGAGCGTGACGGTGTGGAACTGGCGGAACATTTCTTCGGTGTTTGACCAAGTGCCGCGCGACAGCTCGAAAAGCATGGTAGGCGGCACCCGGAAGACACGGGCAATTTCGTTGAT